TCCATCGGAACCACTTCCCAGCCAGCACTGCACACCTCTGGCAACACGGGGGCCGCACCAGACGCACCCACCCAGCTCGCGGCGTTGCCGCAATCGTCGCCTGCGTCGCAGCCCGACCAGCGTCAGCCACCATGGTCTTCGCGAGGCCCGCCATCCACTGACCACCAGCCGCCATACGCTCAGCCATCGGCCCCGATGCCGAACGCGCACGCACCACACCCGAGTACAGCAGCCCATCCAGCGAGCGGCCATCGGAGGCGAGACCGGCGAAGCTGCGCGGGTTGATCAGCGAGTCCACGCCCAGAGCGTCAGCCGCGAACTGGCCAGCACGCTCAGCAGCCCTCACCTGACCGGCAGCAACCGTCACTGACAGTCGCCGCGACACATCCGGCCAATCCTCAGGACGCCGCATGCCGTTACGCCAAATCCGCGACACCAGCACCTCGACGCCGCGCCCGGTCGCGATCTGCGCCAGATGGAAACTGTCAGCCGGTCCCACGTATCAGCTCCGATGCGAGCTGCATTTCAGGGTCGAGGTTCGCCTCGTTACGGAAATATCCCTCTTCGCGACGCTTTCGGGCGGGCGACCACCCCAACTCATCCCAAGCGCCTTCTCGGGACACGATGCCGGACTGCTTGGCCTTCACGACCGCGTCCATGCGCTGCGCCACCGTCGGGGTCGCCGGATTGTGCCAATCCACCCGCACCCTGTTGCCGGGGAGTTGCGTCTTAGTCGCGATCTGATAGGCGAGCGCAGCGGCCCATCCGACAGTCATACCCACCTCGGAGTTCTCCGCCTCACAGGTACGCACAAGCCGTTTCTCTTCGCCCACGATCGCGCCCTCAGCCGGAGGATTCGCTGTCGAGAGCCCGAAATACGAGATCGGGAAGCCCGTCGCCGCCGACATCTCGATCGCATACGCCTCCTGGGCGGCGCGGAAGTTCTTCAAATCGGAGGCGGTGAGTTGTCCGACCTTCGCCTGCGGGTTTGTGATTGTGTGAATCGCGTTGTAGTAGGCGGCCCATACCGGCAACGGCTCACCAGTCTTCGGGTCAACAAAATCGCCCTTCACGACCCCAGTCATGAAGATGCGGGGGATGCCATGCGACTCGACCGCGAACTGCAGGTTCGTCAGATTCCGGCACGAGCTGTCGATGATCGACCGCAGGCCCCTGGTCAGCGCCGTCCTCCCAACCCATGACCCTGAAACCCTCTTGTTGAGGTGCATGAACACTGGGACGACACCCATCCGGTGCTGGTCGCGGTCGACCTCGACCCACTTGCCGGTACGCGGCGACCACTCAACCCACACCGTTTCATCAGGCAGATACAGCGTCGCGAAACAAGGGGTGCGTCGAGTCACGGCATCCACGCCGTAGAACCGTGCAGCCGCCGTCACCATCTCGTGACGCTCATCAACAAGGCCAGCCATCTCACGCGGAGATTCGGCACGGATCAACGGCAGATCCGGATTCTTGTTATTGCCGCCCACCGTCAGGAACGCCCGACCAAACAGTCTGCGATCCCGATTGAACATCGCGAGCTGCACGTCGCCGTTCGACGCATCCCAGATAGCGCGCAACCGGTCATCGGCCTTCTCTTCGCCGGGGAGCACGAGGGCGCGCATCTGCTGGCGATCAACCACAGAGTCCACCACCACAGCCGCCCCCGACGTGATCACGTCATACTCGCGGCGATACTCAGGCGGCAACGCCAACCCGATATGCGTGAAGGCATGCTCCGTGTCGTAGTAGGACAGCAGCATGTCGTCAGAATCACGATGGGAACGTAGGTCGAGGTACAGCCGGTCAAGAGTTTGCAGCTCGTCAACACTCAGCACACGCAGCCACCCCTTTCGCGACTCATAGGAAGAAAATCGTTTCCTTGGCTTCGGTCGACCAACCGGCCGCCGCCATATCCGCGGCAGCCTCGTGCGCCAGCACGTCAGCCATCACCACATCGATCTTCAAATGCTCAGCCGGTTTGCCGAGAATGAACTTGTCGCCCGGTTTCGCGACCATCCGGGCCGCCAACGCCTGAGCCTTGAACACCTCATCCGGGGCGTGCGTCGTCAACCCCTCGGCCATGTCCTCCCGGTACCTGACCAGTGCTGGAAACATGCGCGCAATCGAGTTCGTCGGCCACTGCAGCACCACATCGTCACCGAACCTCGACGCCCACGCATCGGCCTGCGTTTCCCAGTGCCGCGGGTCGCAGTAGATGCGCCCCACCCTGTAGCGGCGCATCACCTCATCCACGGCGGCATCAACCTCGCCGCGAGGGATACGACCCTCCGGCCACTCCCTTGGGTTCCATACCGCTGGACGCTGATCTGGCCCATACGTTGGCGTGAACCGATGCCCGTCAATCGTCTGCAATCGCAGCGCCGTCCAGTCGCTCGACCGTGACCCGTCAAACCCGCCACACACCGCCGCGCCGTCCGGCACGTCGACCGCAAGCTCAGCAGCCTCCACCACAGCCTCAGGCAGGAACGCGCCCAAGCCTTGCACCAGCATGTTCCCAAAGAACCGCTTCGCCTGCGCCGGGTCGGTGTGCATCAACTCGGCGCACTCGGCCTCGATTGCCTCCAGATCAGCCCACGGCGACCCGCGATACACAAACCGCAGAATCTTCGCCCGCTCAGATTTCAGCTCAAACCTCAGGTCAGTGGGCGGCCTGCGGTAGAACCGGAAAATATCCTTCGATGATGACTCAAACGTCTGCTGAGCCGCCGAGTTCTCCATCGGGTCCCACGGGTTCGTCACCTCCAGGCCACGACCACCCATACCCGCCAAGCCGCGGCGCATATGCTGCCATACCTTGATCAGCTTGCCCGTGTACAGGCCTGACTCATCCGCCACCGCGAAATGGATGGGAGCGCCCACCTTCGAGTTCGGTGCAGCCGTGATCGGCAACACCTCGCCATTGTTCGGCGTGCGGATGAAATCCTCACGAACCCGCATCAGCTCCTGCAACGGGCCGCGCCTGATCATCTCTTGGAGCGGCGCGTAAATGTTGTCGGTCTGATCCTCAGCCGTCGCCAACAGTTGGATGCGGGACACCGGCCGCGGAATACCCATCGGCTCACCCGCATCGTAGGCGTAGACGAACCCGCAACCGCAGCCATGATCGACACACCGATACCGCTCGCCACCAACAGCCCAGCCAGCGAAAATGCACGGCCCGACAGCCTCGAACGGGATCAGCGACGCAGCCCACGGCGACTTCCCCGTCTTCTGCGGCCCCACCACCTGCGAACGGCGATACTGGAACGCTGGCGCACCCACCGGGCGGGCCTGGTTAAACACCGCCTTCGGCTTCACCCTGTAATGGTTGAGTGTGCACCACAACTGCCAGCCGTCATGCACAAACGGCTCACCCATCGACCAGCCGTCAGCGACCAGGCAGTGGGCCTCGATCCAGTCAGCAGACAGATACCCCAGAGTTGGCCACGCAACCGACCAGTCATCGTCAGGAAGCGAGGCCGCCATTGATCGCTCTCAGCTTCGAGCCGCGAGACCGCTTCGGCGTCGCAGCCTCAGCCTCGACTGACGAGGCGGTGCGGGTTGTGATCTTCCACCCCAGAGCTGCCAAACCAGCAGGCGTCAAGCCGATGTGCTCAGCGAAACGATGCAACTGCCCCAGCACCGGGGCCGACACGGTGGCGTCCTCACACCGGACAGACAGCCGAGTCCACATCGCCACCGAACGCACCAGCCACCCCGACACGTCCATCGACCACGCGCACGCCTGCGGAGTCCGCCACGCCCACTCCCATACCTCAGACTCACGATCAGTCACGTTGGGCAGTGGAAAGTCGGGCACCGGGCCGTCATAGCCGGACGCTGGCAAATCCTCCAGCCTGTAGCCGCGAGCATCAGACCGTGCAGAGTTCTCGTCCGGCATAGGCCCAGAGCGGATACGAGCACCTTTCGCCATGATTCTGGAGCCTCCTTTGCCGCATCTCACGGCAGAGAACGAGAGCGCGGCATCTCACCGCGCTTGGGAAAAATTTGAACCCGCCGGACTGTTTTGTGCGC